AGCGTTACGTTCGAATTCGCTACGCAAATTGGTGGACCGAACCAAGCTAACCAAGGCTTGTGGATGAGCGGTGTTGCTCACGACAACTTGGACTTGGAGAGAGACGCTTCTGCACAGCAGTAATCAAGTTAAATAACATTAACCAACCCCCCGGTTTCCGGGGGGTTTTTTTATTTCTACGACTTTCTCAAAATGTGTAGAATATAGTGGGGAAAGGTATAATAAAGGTTATGGAAGAAAGGGATAAGTATCAGAAATTTCTGTCTTTTCAGGTAAACCGTAAGGTTAAAAACCTCTATAAGCATTTCCTATTTATTTTAGAGGACATGAATGCTGATGGATATAATATCAGCGAAGATGATTTCCAGCGGTACAGGAAGCGTATTCTTGACCACGGAAACGATACGGTAAGGGAATTAGAGGAATATTTGGAAAATTTTGACGTTAAGTTAAAATGAGGGATGTGGAAAATGTCATCGAAGAACGGCTTAAATATCAAAGTACACAGAGAAAACTTGAGCAAGACTTCGGAGTTCGAATTGATTCGGTTAAAGGAATCAAGGGGAAAACTTTTCTGCGAAAATTTGATAGGTGGGAACCAAAAAAACAAAACCAATTTTTTGTGTTAGTTGGAGGGAGAGCCAACTTTAAAAATACGAAAATTTATATAAAATCATTGATATGAAGAAATTGTACAAGTTTACGATGACCGATCAGGTAGAGGAAAAGGAAACCGTAACCTCAACAGACGAGGATGGTAATGAAGTCACTACCACGAAGACAAATACGGTAGATAAAGCGAGAAATTTCTTTATTAGAAAGCCCACTAGGAAAATGTATGACGAAGCCGAGTTGTACTATGGAGTTAAGCTCTCAGAAGGGATTAAAGCAGGGATGATGACTAGAGCCCTCTTAGCTAAAAGATTCGAAAATGATGGAGGGGTGCTAAGTGATGATGAGAAAAACAGGTATTCGGCTATGTATTTTACGCAGTTCGAGCTACAGAACGAATACCAAAGACTTTCGCTAACCGACAAAGCTAAACGCACTGGAGAAGAACACGAGAGAATCAAGGAGGTAGTTAAAACTCTAGTAGACCTTAAGCAAAGAATACAAGATTTTGAATCTGCTCAGTCAAGCGTGTTTGATCAAACAGCAGAAAACAGGGCCAGAAACAAAACAATCATGTGGTGGACGCTTATGCTGGCTATGGAGTCGGTTGAGATGGAGGACGGCGATGTGGTGGAATCACATTACTTTGGAGACGGTAACGTGGAACAAAAATTGGAAATCTATGACTCCATCGAGGAGCAGGAGGAAACCGATGAGTTCGCAGCGGAGGTGATGCGTAAATTCGCATACTTCATAAGCTTTTGGTACGTAGGTAAAGCATCCACAGAAGAAGACTTTGCAAACTTGGCTACCCAAACAGAAGAAGAAAAAGAAGACTTCGAGGAGCAAGGAGAAATTATAGATGAGATAGTAGAAGAGATGTCTGCCGAAGAAAAGCCTGAGAAAGAAGAATCTAAGGAAGAGGAAACCTCTGAAGAGGAAACCTCTGAAGAGGAAACCGCTGAAGAGGAAACCTCTGAAGAGAAGGCTCCCGAAGAGGAGGCTCCCGAAGAGGAGGCTCCCGAAGAGGAGGCTCCCGAAGAGGGAAACGAGACAGAAGAGTCAGAAACGGAAGAAATCGAAAAGGCAGAAGGTGAAAAATAAATATTAGTTAACTACAAAACAAATCCCCACATGAAATAGTGTGGGGTTTTTTTATGAACGCTGAAGAAAATAAAGAATCTTACCCCAAAGAAGTTCTTAGGTTGATTTATACAGAGATACTTGAAGGGGTCACCAAAGTACGTAGAGATGGCCAAGACTTCTTTGTTAAGCACAATTCCTCAAGGGACGCTAACAAGGTTGATGTTGTTAGATATACTGCTTTAGAAAAAGCAAAAAAAGAGGGACTACCCACCGAACAAGAAAGAATAGATTACCTGACTAAAGAGGAACTTTGGACAGAGGGAGAAGAAAAGTCCATTAGAGAATTGGAATTTTACTTAAAAAATCTAAAGGTTTCCCTATCAAAAATGTTCATTAAAACGCAACAAGATGGATTGAAACAGAAGATAGGCGACACAGAAGAAGAATTGTTCAAGCTGAAAAAGAAAAGGGTCGAGCTTTTAGGTAATACAGCGGAGACATACTCAGACAAGAAAGCGAACGAGTACCATTTGCAAACTGGCCTATTCAAAGGGGACGACTGTAAGGAAATGTTTTTCTCGGATGAGGAGTTTGACCATTTAGAGGAAAAAAACCTTTCGGAACTAATTGAGGTATACAACGTAGTTTATCAAAAGTTTAACGAGCGAAACATGAAGCGAATTGCGCTTATGCCGTATTTTCTAAATAACTTTTATCTTTGTGACGACAATCCTTTAATTTTTTATGGGAAACCAATTGTAGAACTCAGTTTTAATCAAATCTCTTTATTCGGTCAGGGTAAGTATTTTAAAGCTGTGCTTACTCAATCAAAAAATCCACCGCCAGATGAGTTTATGGATGATCCAGACGAATTGATAAATTGGTTTGAGCAATCTAAAGCTGCTGAAGAGGCGATGTCTAAATTAGAGTCTAAAGCTGGAAAATCTGCCGAATCTAGTAAACATGCATCTGGTGCTCAAGGGACTAGTCTAGTTGGGGCTTCGAACGACGACCTTAAGAGAATGGGAATTGGTCAAGATAGTCATGAATCAATCAGTTTAAGCAAAGAAGCTCAAGAAAAGGGCGGTAAATTGAATATGCAGGACCTTATAAAATTGCACGGAGTTGGCAAAGATTAAGTGTAATTACCTATAATTGGAATAAGGTATGTCTACTAGAAGTGCTGCAACATTTACGGTTACCGCAAAGGTTGATACCAGAAGACTGACAGCGGATGTTAGGAGGGCTGTACAAGCAGCCCAAAGGTCTGCTGGAAGAATAAATGTCAACATTGGTGGTGGGGCTGGAGGAGCGAGAGGAGGAGCACACGCAGCGGGTGCGCTTGGCTCTGGCTTGTCAGCAGCTACTGCAAATGCCAACGAATTCACAAAAGCACTAAATGCTTCTCACGCTCGTGTTTTAGCCTTTGGCGCATCTGCTGGTGTTGTATACGGCGTTGCTAGAGCGATGAGCGAGGTTGTTAAGTCAACAATCGATGTAGAAAAAAGCCTCAAAGACATTAATGTAATTTTAGGCGAGACAACTTCAGGGATGGAGAAGATGGGGCATAAATTGTTCCAGATCGCTGGTCAAACAGGTCAAACTTTCCGCACGGTTGCAACTGCCATGACCGAGTTATCTCGTCAAGGTTTAGGAACAGAGCAATCGCTAAGAAGAGTTAAAGATGCAATGATACTCGTCAGGCTGACGGGTATGGACGCAAAGTCTGCCGTTGAATCTCTCACTGCTGCTATCAACGGATTTAACGAAGCTGGGTTAAACTCTACCGCAGTTGTAAACCGAATGGCGAATGTTGATGCTGCATTTGCGGTTAGTTCAGCAGACTTAGCTGAAGCACTTAAACGTGCTGGTAGCACAGCTAAAGAAGCAGGGGTAAGCTTCAATCAACTGATTGCTATCGTTACCGCAGCACAACAAAATACCGCTCGTGGTGGTGCTGTAATTGGTAATGCATTTAAATCTATTTTTACCAAAATCCAAAGACCAAGAACTTTGGAAATGTTGGAGCAGATAGGGATTAAAACGACAAAACAGGGTGGACAAATGAAATCCACCATTCAGATACTAGACGCCCTATCCAAAAAATACGATACGCTGGCTCACGCGCAGAAGTCTCAGATAACTCAATTGATGGGTGGCTTGTATCAGGTCAACATTCTTAAAGCTGCTATTCGTGACTTAAGTGGTAACTACTCTATATACAATAACGCACTGAAAGTTGCCAATCAGACGACAGACCAAGCCATACGAAGAAATGAGGACCTAAATAAAACGCTTGCTGCTCTCATAAATGAAACAGTGCAGAACTTCAAAGAGTTTGCTGCTGCGATAGGTAAATCAGCGGTTGGCCCAGCTATAGAGGGTTTATTTAAAGGGGTTAACACCATATTTAAATGGTTCTCAAGTTTAGATGCGGATTCGGGTATTGGGAAAACCTTAGCTGGATTATTTGAGGGAATAGGGAAGGCACTATCGGGTCCGGGAATTGCCGTGGGAATGGCTCTAGTAACCAAGTTAATGGGTCAATTTTTCGGATTCCTTAAAACTTCGGTAAGTAGCATGTTGGGCTTAAATTCTCAGGCTGCAACTCAAGCTAAGCTTCAAGAACAGATTCACGCTAGGTTAGCTGACAACCCAAGGTTAATTGCAGACATGGTTTCCAAGGGAATGAACTATGCTCAAGTTCAAAACCAAATACTAAGGGGGCTGAGAGAAGAACTAGTCATAAGAGCCCAAATATCAAAACAAGTAGCAAATTTGGCTGCTGCTGGAGCGTCGGCTCATGTCCTTGCTGGAGTATCAAGATCGGCATCAATGCGGTCATCAATGCCGGGAGCGACACGCTCAGAGGGGCACATTCCAAACTTCAACATAAGAGGTGCTATCTCCGAAGGAATTGGAGCAGCGATGGGGGGGTACAAGGCTGGCCCAGTAAAAACAATGTCTATGCCCGGTCTTGGTAAGGTGACTTACAACGGCGCAGAAAGAGTAAGGCATGTGCCGGGATTTTCTCAGCCATTTATAAGTCCACCAAGAAATTCGCAAGCGGGTAGACAACATAGGAAATCATCGATATCTCAAGTCGGGATTGATCCTTACGTTCCAAATTTTTCACCTCTGCCGTTCGCCAGCATAAGGACAACCATACCGAGTCACATAGGTTATGGGATGTCGAGAAAAGAACAAGCGGAAGCTATGAAAAGTGTTGCTAACTGGGCTAAGACAGCAAATCCGAATGACCTTATCAAAATAGGTAAGGGTGTGGATGGCGCATTTTATGGGTTGGAAGGACTACCTTTTGGAATAAAAGCATTCCATACAAAATCACTCGGCAGTCGTAGCGGAACAGGGCCGGGGACTGAGTTTGAGATGCACGGGGCGGGGAGAAACAGGGGCTCTATTTTAGCTGGTATGTTGAGAGGACAGAAAGCAGCCCCGCACGTAGGAAAAGAATTTCGGCCCGGTTTTCAAGAAGGTAAGCACGGAAAGAACTATTTAGAGCAAGCGATGATCGGAGGCTTGGGCTCCTTACCCCCCAGTGTTAGAGATCAAGTTAAAAGACTAATGGTCAGAGGTGGTGATGTGCCGACTGGAATCTTTAGTGGGTCGCGTTATCCAGTTACTCCATCACTCGGATTGCTTCCTCAAGCGGGAATTATAAAACCCATGATTCAGGGCGTCACCGTCAAAGATTCGCATAGAAAGGCGATGCAGCACATTATGGAAACAGGGGGGAATCCCTTAATAGCACATAGCATAGGCAAAAGAGTTTACAATTGGATGGAAAGATGGCCATCAAAGTTCATGGAGACTAAAGCCATGACAGGTGGCGCAGGATTAAAGACTCCATTTATGCCTCACGATCTTCATTATGAAAACATAATGATATCTAACAAGGGCGTTAAGTTGGCTGCTGATTACTATAGGAGAACCGGAGGAGTCCCCGACAGAGGACAATCATTGTTCCAACACGATACTGATTTGTTGAAGATGATGGCTGAAGGTGGTCACATGCATGTTGTGGACCCCGGACATTTCATGAAGATGCCAATGAATGCCAACCCAGCCGAATACTTTAAACGAATACATCCTGATAAAGTTGGGATGGATGATTTTTTAAAAGCTTCTAACACTGCAAAAATGAGAAGCATATTAAACTCTATGAAAAAAGGAGAGGCTCCTTCTCAGTTTGGTCCACTTTTTGGCCTTAACAGCTATAAAGGAACGAATGTCACAAAAACTTCTGGAGAATTAACTGGAATCCCCGGATTTGCAATACCAGAAGGTCCCCTGAGATGGATGGTTGAAAGATATTTACTGCTGAAACACAAGAGCCAAGTTGCAGGGGCATCAAAAATACAACCAAATTTATTGATGGGGCGTCCTTCTCAACGGCTTGAACGCGAAAAAGAATTATTGTTGATTAAAATAAACCAAGCGAAACAGACAGGCAAGGGTCTGGCGGGAACCGGAAGAAAATTACCAGAGTTGCACGAAGCCGTGAAAATTGGGGACATGGTTAGCATCAGGGAATGGCTTGTTCCAACTGCTCAACAAAGAGTCCGAACCGTAGGTGGGGGTACTCGAAATAGAGGATCGTGGGAGGAATCAAGGGCTAAGTCGGTGTCAGCATCAACGCCATTCCTTCCTCCAATTCCGAAAAATGCGCCAGCGAAAATTGGGCTCCCCCCACTTCCGAAGCCTCAAACTGGGAAGGGAGACTTATTATCTATTAGTAACCTAAACAAACAGTCTCATGATCTCGGATTTTTGGGGACAAAAATGACGCCACTAGAAGCTTCTTTGGGCGCAGACCTTAACACCTTAGGTATTGCGAAAGCGGTGCAACAAAAGGGTATAAATGCATTTACAAAAGTCGGTGGAGAGAGTGCGTTCGGAAGAGTATATAAAATCGAAGGAACAGACTACGTAGTTAAAATACCCAGAGATTGGACAGGAATGGCTGGGAAAAAATATAAAGAATTGGGTATTCCCGACTTAGGTTCTAAAGCGGGTAGATGGGGGTTCCAAAGTTCTGAACTCATGCAGCGAGTAGATAAAGAAATCCTCATGAACGAAGTCATGAGGTACACAGGGAATCTAGGTAGAAGTCAGACAGGAATTCTTGGAGCCTTACACAAACAAAAAGGAAAATTTACACCTCAACGATTGTCCAGCGGGGTCGCCTACGAAGAAGCTTGGAGATTGGCTGCTTTTGATAAATTGGCAGTAGGAGGGCACAAAGCACTGGGGAAGGGTATAAGCCAAGAAGGTCCCATGGGTGGCCCGCATGGTGGGTTTATTGCTCCCGAAGGGGAGGCGGTGTTAGCTCAAGCCCTTGCTGAGGTTGGTGCGCCAATACCGGGATTGCCAGTGGGAATGAACCCCTACCTTCCTCTTTCTGGAGCAACAATAAAGAAATCAATGGACCCAAGAGGGGCTTTCAAAGATATAAAAGACACCCCTCGCTATCTGGATTATCCATTTGAAGCTCGAAAAGCTATCAAGAATGCATTTAGAAAAGCTTACCAGACTAGTGTTCACAATATTAAAAAAAGCACAAACGTTGATTTGTGGGATTTGCACGGCGGAAATGCCATGTGGAGAGATTTGGATGATGTCTATGCCATGGTTGACAGAGCAATAGCCAAAGGTGGAACGGGTTATGGCTTTGACGGTGCTTCACTCGAAAAAAAGATTCTCGACTACTCTATGAAGGGAGAAGGTCAAAATAGAAATTTTCAAGTGGTGGACTTGGGCTCAATAAGAAGTGGCCCAACAGAAATTATATCTAAAACTACGTCGCCTTTTGAAAGACACTTTAGATTCAAGCAAGAACTTGGCAAATATAATCATAGACCGTGGGAGGATGTTCGTTCTCAAGCAGGAAATATTGATATTCATATGTTTGCGGGCGGACACATTCCGTCTTTCTCGCCAATGAGTAATGCTATTGCAGGAGAAAAACTTGGTATTTCAATGAGTGGAGGTGGCGGTTCTCCGAGAGTTGGATACGACCCAAGAGTTGGGGCGGGAGTCTATACAAGTTCGCAAGGAAGTCTTTCTTCAGCAATCAATCAACATCTAGCAGCGGGCCAACCTCGTTCTACCTTAGGAAGTACAGGAATGGGTCTCCAGAAAATGGCCTCCCAAGGAAAATCAGGTGGACATGTACCCAGCTTCTTCACGGGAAGTGGAGATATGGACATGGGTATGATGATGGGAATGATAGCTATGGGCTTTATGGGTATGCAACCCGGACAAGGCGCAGAGCACAAAAAGTTAATGCAGGAGGCTTTTGACAAAGCCAAGAAAGCTACTAAAGAAGCGCAATCTGTTTATGATAACCAAAACAGGGATAACGATAAGAATAATAAAGCGCGAGTAAAGGTATTAAACAAGGAAGCGCATAACGTCAGAGTGGCAGAGAATGCATTTAAAAATTTCGATAAAATGGTCAACGACCTAAAAGGCTCCGGTGCAAAAGGAATGCCCGTAGGTGGTGCTCTGCCAGCCACGGGTGCTGGTCATGCGATGAGAGCGTGGATTAATGCTGGTAGCACTGGGGCTCCTCTATCATGGGCTGAACAACAAAGAGCAAACGCTGCCCAAAAAGTAGCAGACGCTAGAAGAGAGAGAGATCAAGCGAGGCAGCAAGCGAAAAGACAAGCAAAGCAAGAACGCCAAAGAGCACGACATGCTGCTGCGAATTTGGGAGCAGCACAAGTAGCGGAAGGTGAGGCAAAAGGAGCTATGGCTCCGAAAGACCCATTCACAGGAAAAGCCCTCCCGAAGGGAATGAAAGGGATGGGAATTAGGGCTCTAGCAGGAATGAACAGATTTGCAATGCCACTAGCCTTCGGTGCTCCGATGATTGGAAGCATGATAGGCGCAAACATGCAACAAGGAAATCGTCAACAGAGAGCAAACGCTGCTGCTACAGGTGGTGCAGTAAGTGCTTTAGGAATGGCGGGGATGGGCGCGATGATAGGTGGCATGACAGGTAGCAGTGGCGGACCAGCGGGAATAGCTATTGGTGCTGCTGTTGGTTTAGCTGCTGGTGGAGCAATGGCATTGAACTCTTACTTCGACAAACTTTACGATAGAGGGCCAGAACTTCAAGTTTCTGCTGAACAAGCCAATAAAGCACTAAACGACTTCAACAATGGGATTGGTCAATTCACGATGTCGTTAACAAATTACCAAACTGCTCTATTGGATACCTCAGGCAACGTTTCGCCTAGCGACCTCTCTGCAAGAAGAGCCGATGTAATGGAGACGTTAATGTCTGTGCCGAAATCAGAGCGATCTAATATCATGAGCAGCATGTATGACCCGAAAGCTTTACAAGCTGAAGGAGCCAAGGCCCAAAGAAGACTTCAGAGAGACGCTGAAGTATCCCAACAGAGAGCCGATATATACAAAGAGTATAAAGGCTCTAGGCAATCCACGATGGGGGCTATTATAGATGATGCTTGGGAACCAGAGTCGTTTATCCCAATTATCGGTGCAATTCTTGGTCCTGCGATGGCGAGGGCGAGATTTTTTAGATCAGATTTAGCCAATGTGGAATCTGCTGCGATGGGACCGGAATTCTGGGACAAGTCTGGTAATGAGCAAAGGCTGCTCTTATCCCAAAAAGCTCTGATTGGGTCAAAAGAAGGCAGAGAAAAACTGGGAGGATTTTCCGATAAGTACATGACCACACTGGACTTTTCGGACCAGAAAAAAAATCAACAAATGCTTGATACATTGACTGGTATATTCAATGCCCCCGCCCTTAAAGGTAACATATATGGCTCAGCCGTGCAAGCGGGGTCGATAAGAGATGCATTTGAAACAATGGGAGGAGATAGGGAATCCCTCAGCGTCATGAACGTTGGTGATATTACAGCAATGGGACAATCACTAATGGATGCACTTCGAGGAGCAATGGAGGTCGATGCGTTTACTAAAATTCAGGAAAATCTAATTAAAACTCAGCAAAAACATGCTTTAGATTTAGCGAAAGCGCATGAAGAGCTTACTGATGCGATGGGCGAGTCTTTACAAGAACTAAAAAATGAAATCGAGAGCCTGAAGACCTTAACCTCTGGAAGGGAGTCTATTAAATCGGGCAGACTCGCGAACAAGAGAGGCTTAAAAACTGCTGAGATGGGTTTCCAGATGCAATTGCTTCAACCGTTCTTAGGTAGCGAGCAGGGATTAGGCTTACAAAGCGCAGTAAACATGGCTGGAATATTGTCTAAAGATACTACCTCTAGGCAAGCATTGGATTCGGGTTATAAACAGGGGATTCTGGGCATTCTAACAGGGGCAGCAGGGAAGTCCAGTGCAAATTTAAGCAGGGCTTATAGTTCGGCAATCGAGGGTGATGAAAACAGGAAAACCGAGCTTCAAATGAAAGCAGAGAAAACGAGACCAGAGACTCAAGCTGTAGCTAGTCTTGTTGCTATGGTCGATAAACAGATACAGCAAGGAGCAAAGAATGGCGAACAACTCAAGGAGTTTGTAGAGTATCAAATAGATAACAACGCTCAACTCGCTGCCTTAAAGGATAACTCCGCTTTAAGAAATCAAATTCTCCACGGCATGAATAGGGAATCTGAGTCTTTTTCTGTAGAAATGATTAAGCAAGTTCAAGCAACTGAGCAACAAGTAAGACTTTTAGAACAGAACAATAGATACAGTGAGTTAATGCTGCAACACACCCAAATGCTTCAGCACTTAGGCGGTCTAGAAGATTTCACGAAGGGGACGCACTCGACCATAGAGAGGATAGATAATTTAGCTCACGCAATAGAGTCATCAAGAAGCAGTATCGAGCCAACGATTCAAAGAGGTAGGTCAGCACTCGGAATTGCTGAATTTCTTAAGAACGATATGGGGCAAAAAATTCCAGCAGCCCTAATGGGTACTGCTGTTGCTGGAAGAGCAATGCAGATGTCTAGGGCAGCACAAGAAGCAGAAACGAGACTTGGCGTCAATGTTCCTGAATGGATGAAAGACCCAACGAGCGAAAAGACTTTGGACGCTGCCTCGTTCCAAATACAGTCCAGCTTAAAGGAAGTACTACCTCAAAAACTTGAAGAAGTAAAAAATGAGTTGGTACGATTAGGAGTAGATATAGCGAGGGAAAACCAAATGCAAACCCAACAGCAAATGGCTGGGTTTGTAGCTGCTATGAAAACTGTTTGGCCTAATGGGCAAGGAGCAACTAATCCGGGGCTCATAGCTCTCGGAACCAGTATAAAGAACGGTTTTACTAGCGCAATAGGTGCATCTCTTAGGCAACAAGGTGGCCTTGCTCAAGCAACGATGTTGAGGGGAAACATCTTCCAACACCAACAGAAAGCAAGCGAAGCGGGATTCAGGGCAGACGCAGCGAGGACAAAAACCTTAGGGAACGTTAGGAGACTCCAAGGTCTAATTGGAGTGATGGGCGCGGGTTCACCCCATATGACGCAGGGCGGAGCATTGCCTAAGCAATGGCCCTTCGGAGCGGTTACCGAGCAGACACCAATGGCTATGCTCGAAGCACGACAACATCGACTGCTGGAGAACTTAAGTGAATACATGGGTCGCATCACAAACAAAGGCGAAAACATTTACGCCAACAAGCGGTTGGATGTGGCCCTTAGTGATTATGTATCGAACATGTCCACTTTAGCTAGAGAAATGGATGAGGACGATAAAGCAGGAACCGCACAGTATGGAGCCGAAATCAAAGCAATGGAAGAACTCCAGAAGCTTGTATTTGATTTGACGCAAGGAGGGCAATCAGAAGGTCTTTCTTCTGAGTACGACCAGCAAATCAAAATCATGAATGAAGCGAATACCGCTTTGAGGACTGAAACTGCTAATCTTAATACAGTCCTTAGTCAGTTAACTGGAGCCATAGGGGCTGCTGCTGGCAGGATTAATACTCAAGGAGCAGTAGGAAATTACTATGGGACAGGCAGGACTCACGGTATAAGTTACAATACTGGCTACACTGCTCCACCCCAATACGGTCCATCAATTTCTGACATACCTACAATCCAACAGATGGACCGTGACACAAAGTGGAAAACTCAGCCAAAATTCCAGCAAGGTGGAATGATTGGCGCAAGATCAGGAATGGCCTTTACTGGAAGAAATATAGGAGACAGGAAGAGTAACCTAGTGATGGCCGAAGACGGCGAGTACATGCTGAACAGAAACGCCGTAGCAGCAATTGGAGGTGGAGACATTAGAAGAGGTCAGCAAATACTGTCCACGCTTAATTTCGGTGGAGCACCGAGAAAAATGCAGGAAGGTGGACCAAGTGGTGGCGGTTGGGGACAAAGACTGGGGGGATTTGTTTCATCGCCCATTCAAAGCATCCAAAAATTACATGGCCAAGGAACAGACTTTCTGGCTGATGTAATTATTGATGCTGCGCCAAAGGTAAATAAAGCTTTACTCAGTTTGCAAGATGGAGCCCGAAAAGTAGGCGATGTACTTGAAGGGGTTGGCGACAATTTAGAGAAAGATATGTTGGAGCACCCAGAGAAATACAGAGACGAAGACGGAAATGTAAAAGAATGGGCTAAACCTTTCTATGAAAAAATGGAGCAAGAGAGGAGAGATTACAACGAAAAATTCAACGAAAATGTGCGAGGTGGATTTGGCCATTACGGAGCAGTAAACGAAGCTAACACATTAAAAGAAGTTGCAGAGGCTCTGGATAAGCTTGAGGCCAGAAGACTAGAAATTGACAAACAGTTAGTAGCGAGACCAGCAGACAGAGCACTTAATGCAGAAAGAATGGCAATAGGATTAGCGTACCAACAAGGCTCTGGTAAGAGAGCGAATCTGCGAGCGGGAGAGAGTGATAAAAGGCGAGCGCAAATTGAAAAAGAAGCAAAAGCAGCAGCAGCAGTAGCAGCACTCCGGGCAGAGGGGATGCGGAACTTCTTGACCGGAGCCCAAGGGGACGCATGGGGAATGTTAGCTCCTAAACTTAAAGGAAAAGAGATGACTGGCCCGATGGGAGAGAAGATTTCAGGTGGTCGTCTTAGTATGAGTCAGTTGGCTGGTTCTTGGGAGGAGTCAGCATCAGCACTCGACCTACAAACTGAAGCTGCTGACAATGCTGCGACCAAGCAAGAGTTCTATAATGAAACGATGTCTAGGGCGAGTAAGATACTTGAGATCGTTAATGAGAGAAATCTTTCCGTGACTCAAGCAACCAAAGCTTTACAAAACGAATTTAAAGCAACTGCTGCGCGTATGAAGATGGAACGGGGCGAGATATCTGGAAGAGGATACAGGGGTACTCAAAGTCAGTATTACCAAGGAAAAGTTAACCAAGGGACTTATGGCTTCGGTGACATGAGGGGAACATTCCTTTCTCAATTCGCGAGAAACTCGACGGATGATTGGCAAGACCTTAAGGACATGGTTGAGAGTACAGCGGTAACATTCAGGCAGGGCTTTAGCCAAGCTTTCAGAGAGTTTGCCAGTGGAACAAAAAGCTCTAAAGAAGCGTTCGCTGATATGGCTAATTCCATTCTCGATAACATACTTAATAGAGCTTTAGACTTTGGTTCTGAGAACTTTATGTCTTACATGTTTGGGCAAAAATTCTCACAAGGAGGATTAGTAAAAGGATTTTCTAGAGGGGGTAGAGTAAAGGGGCCGGGTTCAGAAACATCTGATAGTGTTGCAGGGTTACTTAGCCCCGGAGAATTCGTAGTAAAAGCAAGCTCCGCTAAAAGGTTGGGTTACGGTTTTCTGGAGAACATAAACAACAAGGCTTCCATAGGTGGTTCATTTGCTGCGGTAGTAAGGAACAGAATCGATTACGATGATCCTAAGAGACCGAAAACATTTACCTATAACGCTGACCCAATGTTGTCAGTGGTAGGTCAAACAGATACAAACAACCCGCAAAACCAGAAAAAATTTCAACGAGAAGAGGCTTTCTATACCCATAAACACAACGAGCATCAAAGGGAAAAGCGTAACAAAGAAAAAATGGACCAATTTGAAAAGCAGCAGAAGCAAAGGATGAAAGCTGCTTACATAAATGCTGCCATGACTATAACCTCTGGTTACGCAAAGAGCGTTGGCAACACGACAGGGTTGGGAAGATTCCTAAACTCAGCGGGAGGTAAGATGGCTGTTGGTGCTGGCTTCGGCTCTCTCATGGGAGGGACAGAAGGAGCAATCATGGGCGGAATCGGAGGCTTAACCGCTCATGCTGTTGGCAAGTTCGAGCAGAAGGCCAAAGCTCAAGAAATGGCAAAACAGCGGAAGATGTTCGACAAGCGAGTGTACGAGGTACTATCTGATCCAAAGCACAAAACAAAACTCGCAAACTTTCAACGTCAACAAGGTTTAATTGGCCAAACCCAAACCCAACTTGACGCAATCGAAATTCCCGGAGAGAAACAAAGACTTCAATCTCTACTAGATCACTACAAAAAAGTTCCTGCTGGAGAAGACCCATTTTCTTGGCAAGCACCCGTAGAGAAAACCGCTGGTCAAAAGCTTAAAGAAGGGTGGAAGGGATTTAAATCTGGCGTTAAAGGTTTTCCGGGGAAGGCGTGGAAACATTCTCTAGGTAGCGAAGGAATTTTCACTAAAGGTTTTTGGGGTGGAGACCACAAGGGTGAAGTTCCATTCTTCCGTCGAGGTGGAATGATTAGAGGTTTTGCTGGTGGAGGTATGTTTGGAGGAGCCCAAAGTTTAGGTCTCTCTAACTTCAGTCGCATGACACCGATTGACCAACTGATGGGGCAACCTAATGTTCCTGATGCAGCTTTATCGATGGCAACACCAGCCTTCTCAAATCTGGCTGCTGGCGGTGAGAAGGCATTCGCCAGAGGAGGCAGCGTGTATGGTGGAGATTCAGAAGCCGTTCGTTTGTCAAATGGTGAATTTGTACTTAACAAAGACACAGTTAGAAATATCGGCACTGACGCAGCGGAAGCATTAAACCGAGGGGATATGATTGGGTTCTATAGTGCTCTTGGCGGTGGCAGAATACGTGGTTATGCTTCTGGAGGATTAGTTGGCGAAGGAGCCAACGCACCAAGTGGAGGTTCGGGCCTTGGTGGCGGTTTTGACGCGATGAATGATAATTTAGTGGCTCTCCTTGGAGCAGTAGAAAAACTACACTCACTGGAAGAAGCTAGTCAAGACGCAGCAAAAACACCGAGGGATGACGGTGCAAAAGTGCAGGGAGGTGGAGCTACAAGAAATATCTCCAATAACATTAGCATAACAGTAAACGTTAGCAAGAAGGGGACTAGCACCGAAGTATCGAGCGAAAGTCAAGATGTGGATAGTAGAGGAACAGAGTCCGAACAGAGAGATGACCGAAAAGAGAAGGAAGACAACAAGAGAATGAGCCTAATGATGGAGGCCAAGATCATGGAGGTTATCCACAGGGAGCAAAGACCGGGCGGTACTCTGTCAGACTAGGGAATAAAATAACTTTTTTATATTCGGGGGAACTTAAACCTAATCGCCGTACAGGCCAGATTCATTATTGGATTTTTCGAGCTTTTCAATCCTATCCATCATTTCCTTCAGTATAACATCCATTTTGGAGATGGCTGAATTATGCGCTACCTCTTGGTTTAACAACCAAGGGTGTTGGTTATCAGACATGAGTGGAAGCTTAAAGTGAGGGCTAAAGTCTCTGGTTATGTTGCATACCGCCCCAAGTTTGCTTCCGCAGTTGTAAGGTGTAGATATGTGGAGTTCCCATTTTTTGACTGACACTTTTCCCTTTTTTACTCCATTAGGTAGCGGGTAGTTAAGTGTTAGAGTGGATACTCCATTATCGTCTGTATGTACTTTTTCTATTTCTTTTTCGAGGCTTTGTCTTTGAGGGCTTTCAGTCCAAGAAATTCTTGCTTTTGCTCCGTGGCCATTTCCCCTGATCAAAGTAACCAGTTCACTTGGGGGGGAAAGGTATTTTCCTCTTTCTTGTATCGAGATAGATTTTATGCCTCCATTGTCATCAACAGAATCTACGCGGAAGATTGCTGGCTGTCTCATGTTGTCAAGAATGCCTACGGAATGATCTCCACCAGCGACCTCAAGAATATCTCCTTCTAAGTATGATTCTCCCGGCATTTCCATCGAGGAGAAATTTAACGCCTCAGATTCTTTGTACGTTATTGTTACGGAGTCGCCCTTAAGTATGTCGATCCCGCAGTCTGTATCTAGAACCAAGTTAGGGCTAACTCCATCGCTTTCGAAGGATGATATAAAAAAGAACTCTTTCTTATTGCTCACAGTGAAGTAAGCAGGGTCTTGTTGGAACTTAACGTAGCTCCCTTCCCTTACCGTATTCCAGTCGTTGTGCGACTCTCCTACTATCCTGTTTGTGCCGTTTACGATAGACGCATGATAATCAATGTTTTTAGCCATTTTTTTTCCTTCTTAAATTATATTGGTGTCTCAAATAAAAAATCTATATTGGGGACTTTAGCTTTCGCTTTCTTATCTCCCTCATCTGGCGGGGATATCTGAATCATTGGGATTCTTAAATATCCATAGCCGGGGTCTACTACCTTTATATTAACTACACTTCCATTAGACACTTCCGCCACTGCTCTAGCTGCTTTTTTACCGGGGTCAGGCTCGAAAATCTCTACCACATCGTTAGGCATGTACTGGTGTTCCTCTTTATGCTCGGACTCTTCAGCAAAAATATCGTATTCCGTGTTGGTTTTGTTTTCCTCTTTACCTATTATTTTTTTGAACCCAGCGGACCTTATAGGTGGAGATATTGCTACGTTCGGGGGCGTGAGATACCCAGCCCCGCCATTTACCAACTCTATGTTAAATATGTTATTAAATGGGTTCATGACAGACCAATTTTCAGTTTCCATTTTCTGAATCCAATCTTTATCTTCTTTAGGTAGGGACCTCAAATACTCTTTCTTCGTTTTTATTTTTTCCTTATCGAACCTAGAGTCCCCCTCTATAGAGCGTATCATTTCTATATCTAAAATAGAAAATTGATCTTTCACAAAATCATTTATCTCATTTAATTTGCCTTCTTTAATCTCGCGACTCCTTTGGTCGCTCACACTGGAGATGTTTGGCTTTCCACCAACAAGCTCTTTACTCCAAGAGTAACTTTTTAGCTCTTCATCAGACAAAAAGAAAACCTCGTAATCCCTTCCGTAAGATTCGTGGGTCATCAACAACTCCACATCAATCCTTTTCTTGAGAGCATCCTCGTCATGAGGATTTGCAAACGATACTTGGTAGCCCCCTTTAAAAAAAAGTAATACGTTGTTTTTCATGTCAGCAGCCTTATATAATTCCAATCATAAATCTTTTTCCGTTTTCGAAAAGCCACTTGTCTGCGTCACTAACTTGCATTTTCAAAACAACGCCATCCTTGGCTTTGTATGCCTTCATTGCCATAGAGTTATATGTCATATGTCCTTGACTTGACCATCCACCGCAGCAGTTACAATCATGATTCCAATGATTTCTGTGAAATTGCAATGGGTAAGTTAGTCCTTCTGGTGGGTCTACTTCGTCTTCTTCAAGAAGTTGACCTATGGAACCGATTTGTACCTCTTCTGTTTTAAGTTGTGATGATTGTCCATTTGTTCCAATCATAGTGGAGTCCCAGTTCCAAATTACCGAATAGGAATTGCTTAGTTGAGCAGTATCGAAGGCAAACTTCATAACAAGAATGTATTCCCAAGTCCACCCATAGCCTCTATAGCCATACCCCGGATTAGCTAACCTAAGGCAAGTATGGCCACCGTCCGGTCCTCGGAAATCATAATTTGGATGATTTTCCCAGTACCAGTGTTGAGGTGGAGCAGTACCGTGTCTTGGTCCAGCCTCCCGAACTGCTTTCGGGTGTCCCCATCCGTTACCGTGATGGTCCCAGTAATGCCCCATTGGTCTATATATGGCAAATGAAGGTACGCTCATGCCTACCTGAGTATTTACTGTCGGAATTGCGGGGTTGTCATTCTGTCCCGCGCCCCACCCCTGCCAATGGCCAATCATTAAGCCTTTCCAAGCTCCTTGTGAGATATGCGGTGGTAAAGGGGTTGTCCTTTGTTCGACATAGACTACATTAGTAACGTTTGCAGTCATTTGGCCGACAGGACTCATGTCGGCTGGGAAATCGTCTTCTTCTTGAGAAGCCTGATAAAGTGCTCTATCTAATTCATCACCGTAACCGACACAAATATAAGCATTAGGATGCTTCCAGTTAACCATCGGCACATCAATACCTTTGGGGTTATTTGTGTTATTGTAGAATACAACTCTAGCGATCTCGTTATCTGCTAAAACATTGTCATCAGTTAAATCAATTGCGTTTGGATCAAATTGTTCCATAGAGATGAACAAAACTCCCATCATCGCATCAAGGTCTTTATCACCTACCGTTCGCGTGTATAAAACCTTTACATCGCCATCATCTGTTAACCATTGGTCAGAACAATACGTTGGGGCGGACGAACCACCGTTTAAGCATGTGTCCACTAAGTCAAATGGAGTAAGTTCCCATCCTGATATAGATGGGTTTGTGACACGTAAAATATCGTATCCGACTGGATTCGATGCTCCAGAAGTTGTGAATGTGCCAGCGGAAGATTCACCTGTATTTGGTTCTATTGCTTCTACAACGAGATCATAGTCTCTATAAGGCATATCGTTGTTAGCATTAGCAATTTCTATCTGCTTCCTAACCTCATAGATGTAGCTTAAATGATTGGATGACATTCCTGTCAAATCTATCGTGCCAAGGACAGTGAGGCTTGGATTATTCCCGTATGAAGGGGGCCTGATTGTTAGTCTATAGTCGAATAAAACGTGAGGGTTAGTTCCAGCCACATCCATTTCCCAACTGAAAGATGGCTCAACAAAATCGTGGGTTCTTTGATAGGTTGTACCAGCAGCGAGTTCCTCAGAAGATAATACGTCAGAAGTAGATAGGGTAAGAGCCTTAATTCTTACGTCGTGCATTGGGTTAATGCCCTGTATCTCTATGTATCCCCTGTTTACTCCCCCACCGTCTGTCCACCTTCCTTCTGCGTGTGTGATACTCGCTATACCTAGTCTATTAGCTGTATAAACCCTAAAGTAATATCTGCCATTTTGCGTAGGGAAATACACTCCATTTTGAGAGGCTATACTTAAGCTCTGGTAAAAATATCTAGAATCTGGAATCGTGTCTAATGGCCCCGTTGCGCTTGGGTCCGTCTCAGCGAAATCAGTAGCAGTCCAATCTGATCCGTATTTGACATAGACCTGATAAGTATATACATCCCTTAAGTTTCCGGGAATTATTTGGTAGTTAACCTCGACCGAGTTTTCAGTCAAATGATTAGTGGTTAGGACACATCCTACTGGTGGTTCGACATCACCAATGGTAGGATCAGTATCGAACCCGTCTGTTCCGTCTATCCTAGCGAATTTATCTTCGTTGTATTCAAGTGTAGTAATAGCGTACTTGTTAGATTCCTTTTCCTCTATGTTCAGAATTTTATAGCTTTCAAAACGCTTTTCTAATTCTGCTTCCTGCCAAGAAACCGCCCCAACGTCTCTTGGTTGAATCATCCACACAAGCCCACTTCCATTTCCCCGTATTCCTTCTGTGTCGTAATTAGTTACGTTAAGGTAAGATGGAAGAGCTATTTTTGTTCTTACTATTCCGTCGCTGCCAGTTTCCTTAGAGACATTGGCCCCCGTGAAATCTACAGTTTGAATCTGCGACCTTCTTATATTGGGTATATCTGATGCGTTTATCCCACCGGAACCAGTTCCGTCGTCTGACTCTACTATTGTAGTGTCATATTGGAACGTTGGCGTCATGATTTGTATTTGGTAAGTAGCTTCAGGGAGAGTTGAAAGCGGAACGTCGGTGTCTAAAACAACTGATCTTCCGAGGCTATCTATCGAGAAAGTTCTTCCACCGTACCTCTTGGTGCTTCTATTCGCATCCGAGATGTTAATTACATCTCCGGGTCTTAGTACTACAGCCTCAAGACCAGTCATGAAGCTGCATGTCTCGACATCGGTTTGCTCAGAAAACAAAGCCCACTTTCCAAATCTTTGCGCTTGCCCCCTAGACGTAACGCCAACCCCAGCTATTTCTAATTCACGAATCCCGTGTTTTCTTATTCCGTCAACATCCTCTACGTATTCGACTTTCTGTCTGTAGTTATCTCTAGCGTCCCTATATTTAACAATACAAACTGTGTGTCTAGATTTTTTTGAGCTTGTAGAGTAGGTAAAATCTCCGTTCTCAACGTTTGCGTTTGTGAATGACACTACTGGAGTTTTCCCTCCCCTATCTTGCGAGGCAAATATAGTATTTCCAGCGTAGTAAGTTATCCCCCTAAAAACACTAGCCAAGTCATTTACAACTTTATGCGCGTCGTCTCTACTCGAAATAAGAGCGTTGCATGTGAACCTTGGCTCGCTACCTCCATACCCATCGGGGACTAAGGTGTCGCAATATTGTGCAATGTCGTAAAGAGTCCATTTGTCTATTGCTTCTTGTTCTAAGTGCTTACCCAGACCGTATCTCTTATTTGTTAGGATGTCGTAAAAAACCCAAGCTGGATTATCTGTCCACTCTTTTTCGTCTTTAAAGTTTCCTTTCCAATATGGGTTGGCTATACCCTTGTATGCATTTCCATAGCTTTTAACTATGGGGTTGTAATCCGCTGGTACTCTGACCTTAATTCCTCTTACATCAAATTGCCTGTCAGGTATTCTTTGGAAAAACTCTGAGCTAAATTTCTGCTGAACGATAGCGGAGTGTGGGTAAGAGTAAATGTCTCCGTAAATTTCAGCTATGCTGTCTACATAAGTCGTATTTCGAACTGTAGTTGATAGTGTATCTGCGGTTGTTCTTACTACTTTTACTTCCCATCCCACAAATCCTTCTTCGTTTATGTCAGGAACGTTAGCGAACATTATTTGGGTTTGCTTCAGGAAAGCACTACTCAATTTACCAGTCACACTAACGGTCTCGTGAAACGTCCAATCCTGCTCCCCTGCCCCAGTGTAGTTGTAGACTTTTCTGTAGTAGGTAGAATAAACAACAGTCGTATCTCTTATGTCACCATACTCATCTTCGTTACCCTTTTCTTGATACATGAGTTGGACAAATTTAACTGTTACAGCAACACCCTTACATCTCACGTTGTTAATTCTGTACTTCTTCGCGAATGTTTCGTTGTCTTCTCCACCGCCACGGAGTCTTTCTCCTACACCTCTGTTAATTGTTAGTTCCCCGTTTATACCAAGGCCGTCAGAGCCATCTGGACCACCTTTACCGTAAACTACGTCTACCTGTTGGTAATTAAGTTTGGGTGTCGATTGTTTTGTTAAGATAGGTAGCTCATTCCATAGTACTGATGGTAGCCACCTAACTCCACTAGAGCCCCCCTGAAGCCCAACTTCTGCAAACAGTTTTTCCCTTACTTTAGTCCAACCAACATTTCCATCGGTCCCCTCTCCTACGTATTCTGATTCGACTAAACCTTCAATCTCTCCCTCACAAATTAAATCTATTACCCTGTTCTCAGATATAGATATTGCTCTATCTATACTTGAGCCATCTCTAGTTTTCTGCTCGGTTATTCCCTCGTCTGCCTCGTCAGGAATTCGGTTGGCTTTGGTTGCAGATAGGGCAACTGGCACTTCTTCTTTGAAGGAAATTATTTCCCCATGATATCTAAATGGTCTATGTGGGATGTAATTTTTCATTATGTGTGAACAACCTCTGTCGCTGGGTTGATAACTGTCACAGTCGAATCAATTGTCGATATTTGTTCGCTATTTGTTGGGGTTTCGTGCGCCTCTACGTTGTACGAGTCATATGTAGATTCAAGTACGTATGACCCAATTCTCAATCTTCCATAGCAGACGGGGACAGGATTACCCTCTTTGTTAGTATTAACAATATTCGAAAATAGGTAAGACGTAGCTCCTTTTATCTCAATATCTTTCGGAGGCTCCATTACGGGAGGCTTCGCAAGCATAGTCATGATTCCCGCTGCGAGCAGACCAGCACCAGCTACAAATAGAGCAGTTGCGAGGTATACGTTTAAGCCCGGTATGAATGCTGCAAACATCAACGCTGCCCCTAGTATTATGCCCAGAAACCCCTTATTGTGTACTAGGTATTCATCAGCAAAATAGTTATGGTGATCCTCGACTTCTATATTAAAAGTAGTAACTAATTCGCTACTCTGTTCGATATGCTCTACTGGTTTTTCCTCGCCATTTTCACACTTAAGTATATCACCTATTTCTAATACTCCTGCGCTAATCCAACCACGACCAACAACATATACTGGATGATTGTCGGTTAACTTTATTTGGTTGTTAATGGTTAGATACCCCTCTGTCTCTGGGTGACTAAATGTCTTCAATACTTTTGATTCACACAAGGAACCATCTTTTTCGTTGTAAGACACAACCATGTCTCCCTTGAGGACATCCTCGATATTCTTTTTGGAGCCATCAGCCATAGAGATTTTAGTACCCGCAAGCAAACATCCAGAACCTTCCAGAACTGGTACAACGTCGATTGTTTCGAGGTCGTTGATTTTCATCACCAATTCAGAATGCTCTACGTCCGCTAAATTCTCTTCATCTATATTCCCGTTCTTGTAGGTGATCAGTTTTTCATTAATCAGAACTTGGTATTTTACATCTTGCTTACTGCTATCTACAAGATGCTTGAAAAGTTTCCTTCTAGAAAGATACTCTACGGCTTTCATAGCTTCACCAACGGTAGAAACATCGAGTTCCCATTCCGGGCCTACTTCCTTACCTAAATCTCCGTGCAATCTAACTTTGGTGAACTCGTTCATTTTATAAAAATTTTTCGTGCCTCAACGCTATGTTCGTTCTTTTTTTCCAAGAGGACTTTATATTCTCTACGCGAGGATACCCCTTGGGCGGGTGGTGGAGGATTGACTCGCCACCAAGATAAATAGCCATATGGTAAATTCTACCATGAAGGTCTAACAAAAGCATATCGTATTTCTTAAGGACATCAGGATCAAAGCCATCTATTTCAATACCAGTTACGCAGGATATTGACTTACGCTTTTGAAACATTTCCTCTATCTTGCTGTAGTCCAATTGCTGACTCGGAACATTGTCCCAATTATCATCTCTGTTTTTTACAATATCTTCTATATCTTTAGGGCCAGTGTTAAATTCAGCTAATTCAATCCCAAGTTGCTCTTTGTAAAAATCGTAAATTACCGTTAGGCAATCGTTATGATTCATCTTGAATTCTTTAGTCCAAAAAGAACTGTTTGATTTGCTTGGTTTATACACATCAAATTTATCAGATTCCATAATGTACAAAACGGAATCGATTTTATGACCATTGCTTTGGTATTTGTCGTGCTCGGAAAAAGAATCGGATGTATCTGGGTGGGAGTGATACATGGCTAAAATTTTTCCAGATAAAGAAGCGCGTAAGTAATCGGAAGCAGATATTTGAAAGTGCTGTTCTTTGTTTTTACTTTGGTTGTCGCACCTGATCGCCCTAATCTCTCCTATGTTATCGTCGTAAATGATTAGTCCACAGCATTCCTTCGGAGACTCTTGTAGTGAGTGATCTTTGATCTCTTTTTTTATTCTATCAGATAGATGCACTTACTTAATCCTTCCTAATGCTGGGAACCCGCCGAATGGTAAAGCCGTTCTGAGATTTGGTTCACTTCTTTGCCACCTATTTTTGCAGCCTCTTACAGACTTACTGCATTGGTCAGCAACCCAGTGAAAAGTGCTGGTGATTGCAGTTCCATATGGTGCATTACTCACACAGACAAAATAGTACCTATGTCCGTCTTTACGGATAAAAACATAATCACCCTTCGAGTATGCATTTGTAGTTGAGTGGTCGCCCTTGTTTTGTAGCGATACCCCCGGTAGCAACTCTTTAAATAATTTGTCATCTAACGTACTGATAGGAGGCGCGGATGGTGGAAGCGTAGCTGACCCATGAACTTCTGTTTCTTTTTCGTTCAAGCCACCTGAAAACTCATAAGAGCAACCTTCCCCCCTGTAAAACCACATACATCTTTGTTGAATCATCATTCTCGCGGGCAATCTTACATTCTCAAGGTCAAGAGCAGAGTTCAGTTGGTACTCTATTACATTTTTGTTTTCTTGAGTAACTCTCTCAACGAAGAAAATATCTTTAGGAAACTCTGCATTTAAATCCTCTGAGTGATCAGGGGGAGCATCTTCATCCCCGAAGTTAGATGCATCTACATACTTAGCCAGCGTTCTTTGTCTGGTTACCTTTACCCCGGCAGCATCCCCTAGCAAACGAATTTGGGATTTGAGTAGCCCAAGTACTGGTGCTCCTTCATCGGATACAGAGAGTCTTAATTTTGGTGTCGGAAGAGCCCCCTGACTAGACAACTCAAACCCTTCGGCCTCCAAAGGGATAGCCTGATACGTGTCTCCCCTCCAAACAAGTGTTTCGCGGGTTAGAAAAACATTATTATGAAACCTAAAAATTCTACTCTGTTCATTCGATTCGACAGTGGGACCGAATCCCTTATCAAACATAAGTTGCGATAGGTCTATAGTGAAAAAAGTCAACAAGGCAGAGGGGTTAAGCGAGAATAATTCAGCGTTTAACCTTTTGATAGACCCCTGAGCTTGGGTTTTGTTCATCATAACCGTTAAGAAATAAGTGGCAATTCTTCGAATGATACCGACACACTATAATTATCAAAGAAGTTATAAGTGCTATTCCACTCTCTTGCTAAAAAAAGTTTTTCTTTATCGTATGGCGGTAGCGGGGTGAAAAGGAAAGTTTCATGACCCCCTCTTTGGTGGAGAAAATGAGATATAGCCTCGGTTTCGGCTTGGGTTCTAGTTTCAAAAGTCAGTCCGACTGATAGAAGTACAGTATTTATTCCGTCAGCCATTCTTTGTTCATACCCGTCTCCCAGTTTTATTGATCTAGTCCGTGGTGAGATTGTATTTGTTACCCCGTATGAAGGCGTCCATAAGAACTTTGGCCTTTTACTAGAATCAGCAGCAGTTCCATATCCAGCCCAGTTTGTGGCATCGACTTCTGGTTTGGTGCTAACATTATCATGACTGGCAATACAGTAGAAGTATGCTGGACTGGGTAAGCCAAGACTCTGATCAACCTGATCAGCTTCCCGCTTTATTATCGTGTGCTGGGAGTATGCTTCCCCCGCTATCCAATCGTCTGCGCTATAAACCGACATTTTTCCTTATTCCTTCGTTTAATTTACACATCATACAATTATTTTATGAAAAAAACTCTCAAAGTGTAATATAAAATGATGTTTGATTTCAACAAAACCACGAGACTTGGGAGGGGGCAACAGCACCTATACCTTGGTGGAGAGCAAGTCTCAGGACTCCAAAGTTTTGATCTGAATTTTAGCTCTACTGAGCAGCCGATACTTCACTTGGGAATGGGAGAAAACAATTTTACGAATAATGGCCCAAAAATCGGACAAGTTAGGACTTCTGCATTCATGCTTGGGCATGATTTTTTTATAAATTTGACAGGAGAAACCGGATTCAATGGGTATTTAGTAAAAGATAGCCAAAAAATCGACGATAATTTTAGCTTCGAGTCGGGATATTTGTCCAATTATAGCCATAGATGCTCAGTTGGAGCGTTACCACAAATAAGTACGTCTTTTACAGTCTTCGGAAGGGTTGGGAAGTTGACGCAACTGGATTCTGATCAAATTGATACAGATTTAGACAATGTATTAAATCAAACTGGACCAACACACGAGTTAAAAAACGTTAATGCTGGTTCTATCGATATAAGTTTCGGTGAAGAGTTCGATCAAGACAGAATAACATCTTATCAGTTCGATGTTAATGTAGAAAGAAAGCCTCATTATGTGTTGGGAATGGAAAATCCTTACAGGGTAACTACTACATACCCGGTGAAAGTAGATTTGGCTCTTAGCGTAGAGCTTGCAAGGTTCCAACCTAAAAACAACTACGATTATCCATGCTCCCCAAATACTGGAGATTTCAATTTAAAGCTTAAAGATTTTTACAACGATCAGGTTATTCAGGAATACAACTTCAAAGACATGCGATTGGTATCTCAATCTTATTCGGCTTCCGCTGGTGGCCCTCCTGTATTAGAGCTACAATATTCATGTATGTTAAGAAATCCGAGTATCTGACCGCCTAAATTAGTGTAATTTTTCACAAGGAAAAAGGGTAAATGGTTTTTTACGACAACATTGATGTTGCCATAAATGGTTCAGGGATATTGGCTGAAAGTGCTAGAATTTCACAAGTCAATTATCTCGACCCTGCCTATGTCCTTGAGAAAAGAGGTGAGATGAGTCAGCCAGTTAAAGACTCAATTCGTTCTAAAATAGAGGTAGGTTATTTTGTCGAGGTTGACCATGAACCATCTTTAGGAATCGTAAACTCTATTAAACAGTTCAGAACTGATGACCATGACGCTAAGCCGTTCACGGTAGAAGTAGCAAATATTTCGGGGAGTTTTTATCTAGAGGACTATAACATCAGAGTCCAACCAAACCAAACAGTGAAAGCTTCCGCTTCGTTTGTAAGCTACGATCCCCTTACAGGAGATATTGGGGCAAAACGTGTAGGCGATAAAGCAATAAACTACAACCAAACGAATTCTTTGGCTCATGGATGGACGACATACATCACAAACAGTGGCGTTGCCAGAGAAGTGCCGACTTACGAATTCGAGTATCAATTTAGAGCACAGTGGAACCCAATCTACGCGATAGGTAGACCTTACCCAAAGCAAGTGCAACTATTATCCGCTGGGGAGATGTTAGTTTTTACTAGGGACAAATTTAAACATGTTCAGTTTTCTGGGGAAAAAGTGGAAGACGCATTTGGGGCGGATTTTGGTAATGATTTCACAATAGAGGCGATTAGGTTGAATTTGCTTTGCGATTCAGACACTGGTCAATGCCTTCAAATAGGAATGAGTGGTGGAGTGGTTGTGAATAGCTCACTTAACGCTACCGTGGGAGAATTGGTAAAGAGCAAGATAGGGATGAATAGGAATTATTAATGGCCTTTTATACTTATAAAAACTGTAGAGTAAAACTGAACGGGAAGAACCTTTTTGTTACAGATGCTCAAGTACAAGAAAGGACCACTAATACCCCTCAGTACCGAGTATTAGAAAGACACGCTCACAATCATTCTGCTGATTCTCATATTGGTGGCCAATTAAGGCTCCAATATTATCTTACTGGGTCAGACCCACTAAAAGATTTCATATCGAATGAAACAGGGGTGATATCTGGAAACTTTGGTGGACTCTCTTTCGAGAGTGGGTTCTTGGAGAGTTACAGTTTTGCTGCCACGCCAGCTAACCCAGTACAAATTCAAAGCACGATATTATTTTTTGATGATCTCAAGGGTAGTTTTTCCCCCGTCTATGAGGCAGCGGATTCTCAAAGTTTTCTTAATTTTTCAGACGCAAGAATTACAACTATTTCTGGCGTAGGAGACTTAGATAACGTTCTTCAAGTCCAATACGGTTTTAATTCTGAAATTCAACCAGTGATGTTAGCTGGTCAAAAAACTCCTCACCGAATTCATTTTGGTAAAAAGAATGCTCAGATGTCGATAGACATTGATAATCTGAGTGGCGACTTAAATATAACGGGCAATGGTGCAAGTCTAAATATATCCCTAAGGAAATCTGATACATCAGAATTTTTAGATAGCTATGGCATTAGGGGAATAATGACCTCGAAACAAATTCAGGTTTCCTCGAACGAACCCCTCAGAAGTAATCTTACCGTCAGGCAAGACTATGTAAGCGCAGCACCAGTTATTAATTATTTTGAGCCTTCGTCTTTTTATGAGTTAGATGAAGTTACTATAGCTTGCGAAAATGCACACGAAGTTAGCATGGTCTGCTTTGGAGATACGTGTGTTCATGGCTCAAAAATAAAGCACCTGAACCCAACAGGATTAAGGGTCAGATGCCCATTGAATGCTTCAATTTCTGACCCATACATAATCGCCAGAGGAATGGGCGGTGATGATAAGTCTAATACCCCCTATAATCTTCAGTTCTATCCGATGACCATACCATCGATGCAGCCAGCGAAGGAAGAAGACGGACAAAAGATTACAGATGTATACGGTTCAACAGAAATTTATTTTGGTGGGTCAAACAAATACGAGAGACTTACATATACAGGGCAAGCTGGCCAAACAGTTATAATCAGAGGAAAAGATTTAACGCGGGTAGATGGGGTCTACTTCGGAAATGGTCACTCCGCAGATTTTAGAGTAACTCGCGAGTGGTATACTGATCCAACGATAACGCCCTCAACGCCGATCCCCCCGAACGAAGATGGCATTAACCATGAATTTGGTTTAATCCAAGCAGAAATTCCAGTAATGGCAGACAGAGGGCCAGTCTACGTTACCTCTACTGAAAAGGGCCAGACAGCCAAGTGTCCTTTCACATTTACTCCTGTTCCCTCGATAACAGGAATCAGTGCCCAGCAAGGTTCTCCGGGGGACGTAATTACAATACTGGGCACTAGTTTCACAGATGTTACTGGGGTTTACATGGGTTGGGGCGAAAGCCACCAAACTGCGGTGGCGTTTAGCATAGATAGTTCTAGCGGTATTTCTGCAACAATCCCAGTAGGAGATTATCACGGGACAATCAGGGTATACGGCAAAGACCAATACGAGCATTCTTCGCGAGGCACAGAGGGGCAGACGCCTAAGTATAGAATATTTGGTGATAGTCCCGAAGAAAATAGTATGAAAACAGACCCTGTTATCACAGGGTTTATGCAGAGCCCTTGGGATACTTCAACTTGGGAACCACTAGGTAATCCTTGGGCAACACTTAAGACGGCTTGTCAAAATGTTTTGGCGGGGGGGACGCAGACAATAAACATTACATATAGTTTCTGCGAAGACAATGTAGGTATAAGAACAGCGGTGCATAATCCCGTATCGTATGGGAAAAGCCTTCTCAATCACAACCACTACGCTTTAACGAATATAGACAACTCTAATTTCCCTTCTATTTTAGAATTCACGGGAGATGTGGGAGCAGCTTTTGATGAATGGAAAAATCTATTTGAAAATTCATTCCCCGGACTCACCCTAAACTTTATCAACAATGGAATCGAGCAGAACGTAGAAGGAGGACCCGGACAAGGCCCCGGTGGTAGTGATGGCGGGGGCGGTGGATACGCATCACCCGGATTAGTTGGTTTAGACATCAACGAACAAATGCAGCCTTCTCCCGGTGGTTCTTATGATTTGACTTCTTCTGCTATCTCAACAGCAAACATAGGAGACATTAGAATAGTTGGAACAAACCTTGATGCTGGCCAAGGTGGAGTTTTAGCTATGGCCTTTTCACCATATCAAACCTTGGGAAGCTTAGGTCATATAGGTGGGGATGTGTTTTTTGACATGTGGGAGCAGTGGACATCAGACCAAAAACTTGCTGGAGCAAAAGCTGCCGGGTATTCCGCAGCGATGAGTATTAAATACGTAATGGCTCACGAATTAGGACACTCTCTTGGATTGGGTCATGATTTAAGTGCGGAATCTCTGTTACATGCATCTATGCAAGGAGATGGTACTTTTAGTGGGTTCTGTCCAGATGGGTTGTCTGGTCATTCGCCAGTGGCTGACGCAATGAAAGTTATTTATGGTGAGGGTTATTATGATGGACCGATAGAAGTAACTGGAGGAATCGCTGGGACGCCAGTTTTAATTAAAGGGTATAATTTCAAGTCTGGGCTAATGGGGGGCTGCGTGGAGGACTATGATGGAGTCTACCGAGGTTATGCTGGAAAACTGTGGGAAGAAGAAAAGCACGATACTTTTAGAACTAAATGGGGAGAAGGTGCTGCAACCACGGGGTGCTTCTTATATGAAAATTATGTTACTGTAGATGAGACTACCCTGAGCGGAATGATACCATTAGACGGTCAAGTGGGTATGGTTCAACTATTCAAGAGGGGGCGCAGGGCTGGCAGAGAGGGTTATATTTCTTGGCAGGGGCAGAATATAAATGTCGATCCGAGCATAGGTTATTGGCCCGATATGACAGAGCCCGTTGGTACTGTTTGGCCGTCTGGCAAAGAATTCAATGTTATCCCCCCCCTTGGGGTCATAACTATAATTTCTCCGGGGACAAATTTAATTGGTTAATTTTTAGATCATGGCACGAGGATTTATAAAAGGGTATAGGCTAGGGACAACTTCAGCAATGGAGTTGAAGTGCGCTGCTGTATCTCGTCCCTTGTGTGGGTACACAGAAACAGGTGTTAACATAGTTTCCGTATCAGAAAATCCAGTATCCAGATTAAGTTACATTTACTTCGATATGCCCACGGGAATACCTAATGGACAATACGACGTATTTCTTACAACGAAAGCTGGTATTGTTTCTGGTTCTTACCACATAGGAAATGGGATTCAATTCCTTGGTGACGCAAGAATCAGTGGGTTTGTAACTGATCCGAGTGGCATACCAA